GCCTTGATCGGGCATTCAGGATCCAGCCACGGCGCCCAGTAGGATCGCACCCAGCTGCCATCGTCGGTCGTCGGTGGGTTGCCTGTGCAGATGACACGACAGCGCTGCCCGGGCGTGACAGAGCGCAGCCATGTCATCAGGAAGCGGAACTGGAATTCGAGAAAGTGTGTGATCTCATCAAACCCCAGCAGGTCATGCGGTATGCCCTGATGCTTCTCTTCGTCCCCGAGGTCAGGGCAGGAGCCGAACTCCAACAACTTGTCGAGATAGGTCCATTGCATCGAGCCGCCGGATCCGCTCTTGCCCTCAGTGCTGCCTAGTATCTCAGCCATGCGTCGAGTGATACCGCGGAACTGTGTGCCTTCCCGTCGCATGATCAGGCTGTACTGGTGCGCCGTCAGTGCTGTGCCCAGCAGCAGGTCTGTCTTGCCGCCTCCGGCCGCGCCGCCGTAGAACAGGATGTCAGCCTCGCAGTAGTAAGCAGCCTCCTGTGGGCCCTCCTGAGGCACCCAGACGTCGTCAATCTCCCTCAGGAAGCCGGCGATGTCCTGCTTTGCCTGTGAGTCCATCGATGCCAGCACTCTGCTGTAGTCAGTCATTTCAGAAACTCCGGTAGTTCAGGACCAGCATCGTCCTGATGTTCTATCTGCAGCACCTCATCGATGTCAACGCCCCGGCGCCGCGCCAGTCGCTTCAGTCTGTGCTCGATCTCGACATCGCTCATCTCCCGGGCGATGCCAGACGGGTTGTCGATCTCCCCGCTATGCTCCACGGCTTTGAGGTTCGGCATGATCTTATCCAGCAGCTTGAACCTGACCGCGATCTCGTCCCGGGCCAGCTGCATCTGATCAGGGCGAGCCATCGACTCAGCATTGGGTGTCGCATCACCAGCAGCATCGCCCTTGCGCTGCATCCAGTCGGCAATCTCTGTGATGCGCGTGACATGCTTCTCTCCATCGATCATCTGTCTCAGGACTGCCAGCCGCTGACGTCTCAGTTCCAGTGGAGTCTTACTCATCGCTCGGCACCTCCGGGGCCGGCGGGTAACGCCGAATACTCACGGTTCGGCGTGCCCCCGTAGGGGGTGATTCCCGTGAGTATTTTTTTTTCCTTACAAATCAACGTTCCAATACTCACGCGTGACCAAATGTTCACGTAAACATTCATAAACACTACTTTCCTCAGTCAATTCAACATCTTAGAATGTTCACGGCAAAAAACGTAAACATTGCGTGAACATTGTAACCATGAACATTATTGTAGACTCTGTCAGTCAGGACCAGCGTCGTCCTCTAGCACATCAGGTACATCAACCCAGTCATTCCACTCCGGGACGCCGCTAACATTCAAAGCACCCGCAGCATCGATGAGGTGCTGCAGCGTGCGGTACTGCAGCTTCCAATCCCCTGTCTCGTCCTTTACTCGTCTCAGTTGAACCATCACCCACTCCTTTAGTCCATCCAGTCAGGACGACGCTCGTCCTCTGGTTGTTCGAAGTTCACACGATACCCGCCGCCCGGGCCGTGCCCATATTCACCACCCACCAGAGCACCAGACCGTATTGCCGACTTCAGCAGCCCACGGATCGTGTTCTGGCCCAGCTTCTTGCCCTCGTACATAAACTCGGCTTCATAATCGAGCATGATCTCGTTGATTGAGATGTCCGGCCCGGTTGCATTAACCCGGGCATATGGCAGCACCAGTGTCTTGGTGACATCGACCGCGAAGGCCAGCTGCGGGTTCTCGATGTCCGCCTGCAGTGTCAGATCCTCTGGCACTGGCACCCCGACCCAGTCCCCGGTAATGATCTGGACGCCTGTCAGCCGATACCACGAGGCTTCTGCAGCCGGCGGGGAGAAGTTCAGCTTGCCGGAGTACACCTGTACAAGATGCCGGCCTGTCTGGGCCCAGTCGAGCTGCAAGGCCTTGGCCTGATCGCGTGTCATACGGGATACGACAAACGTCAGCCGGGCTGCATCTTTCTGGGCCGAGGCGCCGCGCAGTGACTCTTCGTCCGGATCGTTCTTGCTGCCCTTGCGATTGTGCGCCACGGCAATGAAGCCGATGCCAGCCAGCTTGATCACGGTGCGCAGCGTGGCCATGAACGCCTCCATGTCCTCGTTGCTGTTCTCGCTTAAGCCCCGATGCAGGCTGATCAGCGGATCCGCACCGACCACGTCATAGCTCTTCACCGCGTCGACCCACGCCTCGATCTGCCCGCCGTCAGGGGAGTGCATCCAGAAGGGAGACTCGTAACCCGATACGATTGTCAGGCGCCCGGGCAGCTCCTTGAGGTTGATCTGGAAGTACTGCGCGATGGCAGCCAGTCGTCGCTTGATCTCCATCAGATCGTCTTCGTTGCACACGTACATGACGTTCAGCGGGCGCACCGGCTGCTCGCCAATCAGGTTACGCCCGGACGCCATGGCCAGCAGGTGCGTGAGTGCCAGCATGGACTTGCCGACCCCGCCCGGGCCGTGCAGGATCGCAAGGTAGCCCTGCAGCACCAGATGCCCGTAGAGCCACGGCCGCGGCGTCAGTTTCGTGAGGTCCAGATCCCCGGCGTCGATGGTGTGCGCGTGCTGGGAGGTCTGTGAGACGGTCTGGAAGACGCTGCGGGCGGTGTCGGTGACGTACTGCGGGTCGTGGCGCTGCAGCCAGCCTCGAAGCGCGTTGATGTTGGACCGCCCCTGCCCCTGACACGTCGCATGCTGGCAGTAGAAGCCCGCCTCGGCCCGGCCGTTGAAGTGTGCCGGCATGTACACCGCGCCGGTCGGATCGCCGTTGGCATGCTCATGCCCCCATGGGCATTCGATCTCCAGCTTGCCGGGCTTGTGCTGCAGTATCCGCAGGTTGCGTTCTACCGCTTGAGTCTCACGGTCTTCGGGTCGTTCTGCAGCTCCCTTGACCGTCTGGCCTCCACGGCTTCGTATGACTCCCCTGAGCCACGCGACTCCCTCTGGCGCCTCTCTGATCTGCGACGTTGTTGTCGGGACATGCCGACCGGTAAGGGCGACGAAGCGCCCGGTGTGGTACAGCTCAAGTCCGGGACACTTCGCCGCGTCTTCCCCAGCTGCCTTGCATATAATATGCAGTCCGGTTCCCGACTGAGAATATTCTGCCCAGCTAGGGATAGCAGCAAGCGCTTCGCCGACAAGGGGGTCCCACCCAGCATCTGTCTTAACAGAGTCAAAGTCTGCGAACGCGAAAGGGTCCTCTTGGGTGAAAACAAAACCGATGCCAGAGTAGCCTTGGCCACGGGCGTAAGCTTGTATAGCATCATCGTAAGATCCCCATGTTGATGGATCGGAAACACTCGCCCACGACCCTGTCGCAGGGCAGATAGGTATCTTGGCGGGCTTCGGTTGGTTAGGCTTCTGGACCAGTTTCCAGCACACCCACTGCCTGTACTGGCGCATCTCCTCCGGTATCGAATCGAAGGGAGAATCCATCTGGGCAGCCATCATTCCTCACCACCCCTTACCGGAAGAGAGTGGCTGACCCGCTCAGCATCCCAATGCCCTCGGCCGCCATACTCGGGAACCCACTTGATGCGCCAGATCTGGTAGTCGAGATCGAGAGCAAAAATAACTGAGTCAGAGACAGCGGTGATGCTCCTGAATCCGCCCGTCTCGTTGGTGATGGTTTGTAAATCGGATTGTACTTCGGTACTATTGTCCATGGAGTAAGCCCCTGTGTTACAACACTGAGTGTAAGCCCGGCCTTGAGCCGGGCTTTTTTATGTCCTGCGATCCACTGTTTAGTCCCTCATATTCCAGCCTCCTCTGTCAGTAGTTGAAAGAGCCCGGCCATAGTGCCGGACCCTCCGACATTACCACGTACAGCACCCCGGACACAAGATTGCCAAAATGTGAAATAAATCACGTTTAGTGCTTGACACTGTCAAGCCTACCCTCCATACTGGACTCTCACTTGACGCACTAACCAACCGGAGATCGAGACCATGGAAACAATCGACCACTACTTCGACACCCTTACCAACGAAGACCTTGTTGTGCTTGGCCGGCTGAAGCGCTGGACCGCATCAGTGCAGCACACTGACTTCCTTGTCGACAACCTGCGCACGCTCGTGTTGGTAACGCGCAAGATCCGCACCGGGGTCAGCATCGCCAAGCAGGTTGGTTACTCCGATGAAGTCATTCTGTCTGGCCACGGATACGAGGACTAAACCATGATGAGCCTGTATGACGCGTGCATGATCGCCGAAGGCGTCGACGAAGATGTCGACTTCGAGGAGTTCACGGCAGCTTGGCAGTTCCTGATTGACACCGGGGCCTGCTGGGAGCTGCAGGGATGGTACGGCCGTATGGCAGTACGGATGATTGAAGACAGGCACTGCACGCCCGCAGGAGAAAACAATGCCGCTTAGACCACCGAAACGCATCGAGCATATCTGCTGCTGGGTGCTGATCCTGTTTATCGTCACAGCCGGGCTCGTCCCGCTGTGGCTTGTATAACCCGCAACCAGAGAGGTAGCCCGTAATGACACAATTCAAAGTAGAAGTAATTGCTGATTCATCCGGTAAGTGGACCGGAAATGCCATGGTGTATGACACCTTCGAGGAAGCCGAGGAAGCTGCGCTGGGTCTGGCATACCGCTGGTTTGCTGTTCGGCAGGCCCGGGTTGTCGGCTTCAGCGAAGAGCTGGGGGTGGAGTCTGAAACTGAGGTATTCGGCTGATGAATAGATCAAAAAACATCGACACCTTGCGCCAGCAGAAGATCGCCGAGATCCGCAGCGCCGGCAAGACAACGATCTGGATCCCCGAGCTGGACCACATCAAGGACCTGATCACCGGCATCGATCTGTACGTCACCCAAGAAGGCGGCATCAGGAAAGAAACCCCACCCGGGATCTACCTCTGGGACGGGGGGTGGCGCAAGGTTAACCACGTCGAGGGGTTGAGTAAGGTCCGGGCCGTGAACTACTGGTGTAGCTATTATGTCAGTCTCGACCCCTGCATGCAGAAAGCCATCGAGTCCGGTTGCTGCAACGGCGAGCTGTCCAGCATCAAGCTCATCCCGTGGGCGGATGATCTGGGGTTGCTGCAGGGCTTCGACAAGGTCCATATCGCCCAGCCGTGGATCACCATCCTCGACTATAACCGCAGCAAGCAGTGGCTTGACGTGCGGCGCGAGGCCCTGTGGAACGACTGGCTCGAAAAGGAGCTTGACAAGAGGACGAAAGGGTGATCACAATTGCAACCCCCCGTAATGAGGACCACATAATGTCCAGCAGAAAGAAAAAGCCCGACCCGCCATGGGTCAACATCAACATCCGGGTACGCCCTGACACCCGCGACGCATTCAATGCCAAGGTCGCGGCGCAGGGGTGGGACCAGAGTGCGATCATGCGAAAGATGATGCAGGAGTACATCGACGGCGAGATCAACTACGGCGACAACCCGGTTATCTAACCAGCAGCACCAACCAGCAGCACCAACCAGAGAGGATAGACATGATTACAGTCCAGATACAGTTCGATAACTACGTTGAAGCGCTCGACGCTCTCAACAAGCTCGAAGGCCTGAAGGGTGTCGAAGTAGGCGCCGGCAGGCCTGCACAGCCAGCACAGCCTGCAGCTGCTCAGCCCGCACAGCAGGAGCTGACGCCGGGGCAGAAGGCCGCCCAGACCCGGGCCCGCAACAAGGCCAAGAAGGAAGCAGAAGCCGCCGCAGCTGCAGCAGCGGCACAGCAGCCGGCCCAGCCCCAGTTGCCGCCGGGCGTGCCGCCTGCCTCTGAGGTGCCGAGCGTGCAGAACGCAGCCACTCAGCAGCCCGCCGGAGCAGCTGCACCCCCCACCATGAACGCCGACCAGCTCCGGGCTCAGCTCGGCCCGCTGTGCCAGCAGATGGGGGATAACGGCGCGGCCTTCGCCGGCATCATGGCCAACCAGTTCGGTGCGGCCAAGCTGTCGGATCTGTCTCCGGCGTACTACGCCTCGTATCTCGCTGCCTGCCAGCAGGCCGTGGCCGGGGCAGTAGCATGACGCAGCACGCACGACTCTCCCCCAGCGCCTCCGGCCGGTGGCGTCGCTGCCCCGGGTCCGTGAACCTCATACGGAGGCTCATCGATCAGGGACTGTTGTCGGACGATGACGGCGGCAAAGGCAGCCCCGAAGCCGAGCTGGGAACGCACGCACATGCTGCTCTGGAGCATGCGATCAACAACTGGACTCACCCGAACGAACTGGTGGGCGGCTGGTTTTATGACCGGGATCTGGAGCAGGAAACCGCTCAGGCTGTTGCCGTGGCCTATGAGTATGTCAAGCAATACCATGACAAGGGTTCCCCGGTCTTCACAGAGCTTCGTGTGGGTCCGGGTCGACTGGAGCGGGCTGACATCTTTGGCCATCTCGACGTCGGGGTCCTGCACCCGAAAGGCACGCTGGAGATCATCGACTACAAGCACGGTAAAGGCGTGCCTGTGTCGGCGAAGAACAACGGCCAGCTCCAGATCTACCTGATCGAGGCGCAGGCTGTGATTCCGGATGTCAACATCGAGATGGGCGGCTTCACTACCATCATTCAACCCCGGCGCCCGATGGCCGAGGACAAGAATGACGCCCCCGGGATCCGCACGGTCGGCTACACCGCCGATATGGTCGAGGAGGCCCGTCAGGCTATCATGATCGATGCCGCGGCTACGGACGTACCTGATGCGCCCTGTGTGCCGGGTGATACGCAGTGCATGTGGTGTCGTGCGAAACCGTTCTGCAGTGAGGCTGCCAGCCATAACATGCAGATCGCCACGCAGGTATTCAGCCCGGTTGAGACTGGGGGTGTGCCGGCCCCGCAGGAAACGGTCATTCAGACCCTGACACCGGAGCAGATTGCCCACATCCTCGATCACGAGAAAATGATCCGCAGCTGGCTGGACTCGATACACAAGTATGCGTTGCACGAGGCCAAGAGCGGCCGGCCGATACCCGGCTGGAAGGTCGTGGTGAACACTCGCGGCGTCAAACGCAAGTGGGACTTCGAGACGCCCGAAGACACTGTCAATTTCCTGCGCGACAAGAAACAGGAAGGTGGCAGCAAGAAACTCGGCTACGATCTGGTCAGCACCCGGCTGCCTTTGTCGCCAGCGCAGGCAGAGAAGCAGATCAAACCGCTGGTGACCGAGCGTATGTGGGAGGGCATCGCCAAGCACATCATCACGCCGGAAGGCAACCCGTCTCTGGTGCCGGATTCCGATCCACGCCCGCCGATGGTGCCGCCCGCTGATCAGGTGTTCCAGCCTGTCGGGGATGAATCCCCCGCCTTGCCGGACTTCCTGCTTTAACCCGCAATACAACCGAAGAGGATACACACATCATGAATGATCTACGTGAAAATCAAGTCATAATAGCTGACGCTGTTATCGGCTACCCGCATCTGTTCCAGCCGCACAAGTTCAAGAATGATCGTGCGGACAAGGAAGCGGACTACAGCTGCTGGCTGATCCTGCCGCCGAACTTTGCGTTCGACCAGCTGCAGGTCGCCATGCAGGATGCTGTCAACTACAGGTGGGGCAATCAGCCGCCGGCAGATCTCGTGCCTCCGTGGCGTCAGGTCCCGGACGGGCCGTATGCCGGCTACTGGTATCTCAGCGCCAAGGGTTTCGGTAACCAGCCGCAGGTAGTGGACCAGAATGTCCAGCCGCTCCTGCAGCCGGACCTGATGCTCTCCGGATCCCGGGTGAACGCCATGGTCAGCGTGTTCGCCTATGATCAGATGGGTAATCGGGGCACCAGCTGCCGCCTGCATATGGTTCAGCTGGTGGAGACCGCAGGGGCTGCCCACCTGCCGGCCCTCCAGTCCAACATCAAGGCCGAGGACGTGTTCACCCCGGTAGCGGGCGCCCCGGCTCCTACGGCGGCTCCTGTGGCGCCTCAGGCCGGCCCTGCGGCGATCCCTCCCCAGCCGGGGGTGCAGCCTCAGGCGGCGCCTGTGGCAGCTCCCGCAGTCCCTATGGGCTACCCGCCGGGCGGTGTGGCACCAGTAGCGGCCCCCCAGCCGGGAGTGGCTCCTGTGGCTCCTCAGGCGGCTCCGGTGCCGGCTGCAGCGCCTATGGGTGCCCCGGGCCAGCCGCAGATCATTGCCCCGCAACCGGCGGGTGCTCCTGCCCCTAGCCCGGCGCCGGTCCCGCCGGGCATGAATCCTGCGCTCCAGCAGTGATCAACCTCGACTACGAGACCTACTCGGAAGTCGATCTGGGCCGCGTGGGCGTCTACGTCTACGCGGCCCACCCTTCGACCCGGGTGGAGCTGGCAGCGTGGGCTCTGCCCGGTCAGGAGGTCCAGCAGTGGGACATCAATGACGGGCCCATCGAGGAGAGTCCACTCTGGGCACTGCTCAATGATCCTACGCAGCAATGGGCGGCATGGAATGCGGCCTTCGAGCGCATTATTACTCGGGATGTGCTGGACATTAACATCGAGATCCCCCGCTGGCACTGTACCATGCAACGTGCATGGGCTTATTCATTCTCTGGTCGGCTAGATCAGGTTGGTGATCAGATCGGTCTGTCACAGGACAAGAGAAAAATCGCTGAAGGTAAAAAGCTGGTATTGCATTTCTGCAAGCCGGCGCCGAAGAGCCACAAGGCTGACCGGTATTGCAAGGACAACGATCCTGAGCGGTGGGGGCAGTATAAACGTTACAACCGGCAGGACGTCGTGGCTGAACGCGAGATCGGGATGTTGATACCCTTCCTGCCGGAGAAAGAGCAAAACATCTGGTGTATGGATCAACGCATCAATGATCGGGGGGTGCCAGTAGACAAAGTCCTTATCGACTTGGCAGTGGCTCTGGAACGAAAAGAAAAAACCCGGCTCAAGAATCGGATGAATTGGCTGACAGGTCTGGACAACGCCAACAGTACTCAGCAGTTAATCCCGTGGTTATTAAATCAAAACATCGATGTCCCAACGAAGTGGAGCAAGGCTAAACACCAGATAGTCCACACCCTTGACAAAGATGCGGTGATGCGTCTCTTGTCCGGATCTCTCCCGCCGGCAGCACAGGAGGTTTTGATATTACGACAGCAAGCAAATCTATCTAGTACAAAAAAGTGGAAAGCTTTTCAGGATTGCATTGGCGAAGATAATCGGGTTAGAGGAATGTTCCAGTTCGGAGGAGCACAACGTACACAGCGCTGGGCTGGTCGACTAGTGCAGCTGCACAACCTGAAGCAAGGGTATAAAGACGCAGACAGGGTGGCGGACCTGTTAGTAGTTTTTGGTGATGTTCTAGCCGGGGATCTACTAGAGACTTTATCAAATATAATCAGGGCAGCTATCACGGCTCCGATTGGGAAAAAACTCAGTGTAGTAGACCTCTCTGCAATTGAATCCCGAGTGCTGGGATGGCTCGCCAACGATGACGGTGTCAATTCTATCTTTGCTGAAGGACGAGACACCTATAAAGCCTTCGGGTCTCTGTATTACGGTAAGCCTGAAGATGAGATCACCCCGGATGAGCGGAAGTTCTGTAAACCCCCGGTTCTGGGGTGTGGGTATTATCTGGGGATTGCCGGGCTAATCACCTATGCAGAAGGATACGGGGTGGAGCTGGATAAAAAAACATCACGGAAACTAATCCAGACCTACCGGGATAACTACCCGATGGTGAAGTATCTGTGGAAAGATTTAAAAGAAATTATGCGCCAGACGATAGTTGGCGAAGTAATAGAGTCTGACAAAGATTTTGATAATCGAAGACGGTTACGTGGGTTACTGGATCCCCGGCGTGATGAACGCTATTTCTCTTTCAGACTGCCTTCCGGCCGGAGAATCTGGTATTTCCTGCCGTGGGTTCGGCCCGCAACTCCAGAAGAAATTGAGCGTTTAAGAAGAGGCGCAGAGGACTGGGGATACGACCCGGACAGGACAGGCAACTCCAAGGGTGACCAGCAAACCATCACTTACATGGGGATGAATCAGTACACCAACAAGTGGGAGCGCATCTCTACTCACGGAGGAAAGATCACTGAGAATCTGGTGCAAGCCATCGCCCGGGATATTCTGGCTGAACAGATGTTGAATGGGGATAAATATGGTCTCGATATTATTGGCCATGTACATGATGAAATGATTGTTGAAGTGAGTGACGATGCAGCTAATGCTACAGAACAATACATGGAACAGTTAATGAGCTGGACTCCTGAGTGGGTCTATACCTCGCAAGAGGCTAGTGGGGACGGTAAATGGGTCCACCCGCTATTATTGGGTGCCGATGGTTTCGTAACCAAACGATACAGGAAGGATTAGCAGATGGATATTCTTGCTTATGTGTGGATAGCGGGCTGGGCATATACTTTCGGTCGGTATCACACCATGTGGGGGGTTGTTTCTGACTACCCGCATCCAGCGGCAGCACTTCCTGTTGTATTTTTCGTCTGGCCGTATCTGTTGTGGAAATGGTTCAAACGGGAGAGAAAGGAAAAAGATGATTAACATCCATATAAAAACAATACAAGACTGGGAGAGAATACATTTATTTTTCGACTTCGATCACGTCTTTATTGTCAAGAAATCGATACGCAAATCTCTTAACCCGCAATGGAATGCTTATCAAATCTGGCTGAAAGGAAGAGAAGCTCGTCGTGATTTCCTGCATCACTTCCGTAAGGAATTCGGCAGGATTGAACGTCGATTCGAGAATACTATTTTCAGAGTAGCAGGAGAGTAGTGTGCTCGAAAAAGACGTCGAAAACCCGGTCTGCCGATACGCCCGGAAAGAACACAAGGGCATGGCGTATAAATTCAAGAGCCCGCAGCGAGCTAACGTACCGGACAGGATATTCACTTTCCCCTCCGGCTGGCTGATATTTATTGAGTTCAAGGCGCCCGGCAAGAAAGCTACACCTAAACAACGGAGAGAGCATGAACGGTTACGCGACTGCGGACAACATGTATACGTCTGCGACAACATCGAACTCGGCAAGTGGCTTGTCGACCTCTATGCTTTCAAGGGAGCAGTTACATGATTATCAAATCGAAGCGACGAACCACATGCTGGCTCACCCACAGTCCATGCTGTGGCTGGATATGGGACTGGGTAAGACAATTGTCTCCCTTACCGCGCTGGTAGAACGCATCGACTACCTGCAGGTCTATGGCACCCTGATCATCGCCCCGCTACGTGTATGCCAGACTGTCTGGGCGCAGGAAGCAGCGAAGTGGAATCACACCCGGCATTTGCGATTCCATCTGGTACACGGCGCCCCGGACGCCCGTGAGGTCGCCATGCGCAATCGTGCGGACGTCTGGCTTGTCAACTATGAGAATATCCAGTGGCTGGTAACCATGCTGGAGACATATTTCCTCGGGCGCGGGATCCATCTACCGTTCAACAATGTCATCTTCGATGAGATCTCGAAGATGAAAGACACCGACAGTAAACGCTTCAAGGCCTTCAAACGGTTGCTGCCTTACATACCTTATCGTACCGGCCTGACCGGCACGCCGGCCAGCAATGGTTACGTAGATCTCTGCGGGCAGTACCTGTGTATCGATGACGGGCTGCGACTGGGACGCACTGTCACGAGCTTCAGGGAGACTTTCTGCCGGCAGCGCAAGGACGCCCCCAGCAGCTACGAGCTGCGCGAGGGGCTTGAGCAGTACGTCGAGGCTGCAGTAGCAGACATCACTCTCAGTATGAACCGGCGGGACTATCTGGATCTGCCTGACGTGCATATCAACGACATCTATGTCGACCTACCGGGGGAGAGCATGGCGAAATACAAGGAGCTGGAAAAAACCATGTTCATCGAGCTGGACAGCGGCGTCGAGATCGAGGTGTTTAACGCTGCCGCACTCTGCAACAAGTGCCTGCAGGCTGCCAACGGCGCGATGTATGTCGAGCCCGGGGAGCCCTACTGGGACATCCTGCACGACGCCAAGCTCGATGCACTACAAGATGTTGTGGAGGAGGCTGGCGGACAACCCATCCTGTTGTGTTATGAATTCCAGCATGACCGCGACCGGATCATGAAACGGTTCCCGAAGGCAGAAACCTTCCGCTCAGGCATGACAGCCGATGATGTACAGGTCCTGATACGCCGCTGGAACGCCGGAGAGGTCTCCATGCTGGTCGGTCACCCCCAGAGCATGGGGCACGGGCTTAACCTCCAGTACGGGGGGCACATACTCGTCTGGTATGGACTCAACTGGTCGCTGGATCTGTATCTGCAAGCTATCGCCCGGCTGGACAGGCAGGGCCAGACCCACCCGGTGATAATTCACAGACTGCTCAGTCGCAACACACTGGACGAGGGTGTTGCAGAGAGGCTGGCCAGCAAGGACCAGACACAGGCCGGGCTGCGTAAGGCGATAGAGAATTACCGTGGCAAAACCTACACAAAGGGGGAATTGCTTCAGCAAGAAGCGGTCGCAGATGCACTGAAGATTATGTTTTCGTGAACTAAATCACACCGGGCTGCGCAAGGCAATTGAAAACTACCGGAGGGCTGCATGATGTTTATAGTCGTAAAAGAAGGGGTTTATATGCACGGAGTCTTTGGATACAGGGAGCGTAAATCCGAAGCGATAAGACTGGCAAAACGACACGCTAGTATGGACTCTGATGACTACCATACGTGGGAGGTATACCAACTCCACAGTGATGATGAGGCTAAATCTATCTTCTGGACCCGAAAAAATATTGCAGAAAGTGAACTAAATCACACTTAGTGCTTGACAACGTCAATCAGGTGTGGATAATGGTAAGTGAGGTCGGGGCGGTCCCGACCCGCAACCGGAGATCCAGATCATGATTACAGTTACAACCGCATACGGCCGGGATTACACCTCGGCCAAGGACGCCAGAGCCGACTGGCTCGCCGACAAGGACTTCATCCTGCAGGACTTCGGCAACCGCTGGGACGGCAAGCCCGTTAGCCGTCCGCAGCTCGACGGTCCTGTTCAGATCCGTTTCGCTGGCCTGCGCAAGGTCACGGTTGTTAACCCCGGCGAGGAGGCCTGACATGATAGCGAAAAACCCGCAAGCCGCTGTAAAAGCGCTGAACCTAATCGCTCTTCGTATCACCACCTTCAGAGAGGAAAAGGGGGACTCCGATGAGCTGCTTGCCACAATAGCGGAGATCACTAACGCCGGCCGGCAAGAAGCATACTTTGGTGAGGAGGCCTGACATGGATCTGATAAGGCACAGGACCGAAGAGGGCACACGCTACGGCGTCGTCACCTACCGGGGGCGCAAGTGGATGAAAGTCCACTACGTGGCCCACGCGGCGCCCCGGCGCATGCTGGTGACCGAGGAGCGTTACATCAATGTCGTCGGCCCGCTGCAACCAAAGCAGCGCCGCCGGTTCAACCAGAGTGTCGTCCGGGCTGGTGGCAAGCGAGGTGCAATATGAGTACCAGATTACCTCAGGGCCTGTACCCGGTGCCTGACAAGGACGGGCGCAGCCGTAGCATCTTCTGCGGTCCCTTCGCCGTGGCGGCCATTACAGGCCGCCCGGTGTCCGAGATCTGCAAGCTCATCAACGTGTGGCGCAGGCATCCACCCCAGAAACATGTCAAGGGGACTTATGGCTCTGAACTGCTGCATGTCCTCAGGGCCATGGATTGGAACGTCCGGCTCTGGAACGTAGCTCGAAAGAAAGCCACGAATGGTAGGACTCGGCCGGTATATCCAACGTTGGCGCAGTGGCTCCAGTCTAATGAGAAAGGGCTCTACATTGTCGGAGTCACCAATCACTGGGTCGTCATCAATCGCGACTGGCTACAGGATACCCGGTACAGGACCCCGGTGGATATGAGCCGGAAGAATCCATACTCCCGGCGCCGGGTTACGAGTTATTTGAAATTCATCACAACATAAGCTTGACACCGTCAATCACATACGGATAATAGTAACTGTGGTCGGGGCAATGGTGCCCCGGCCCGAAACCCGGAGAAACAGACCATGACCAAGATAGCTCGCATAGATGACACTGACTATGATGTTGAAGGCAACCACCCCTGTCGTCGTTGCGCCCGCACCGGGCAGTTCATAACCTACATCGAGAACGGTGTGCCTAAAGGCCCCGGGGGGATCTGCTTCCGCTGCGGCGGCAAGGGCTACCACACTCAGGAAGACCGCCGCCGGAACAATGGCTACGACTGCCGTGGATTCTATCAGGACCGCAGCGGCGCACACCACGACGGTGTCGCTGAGTTCAAGCGCGGATCTCTCAACGACCTCATCTAACCCGCAACCAGCCCCCTCCGGGGGCTAAAGGATTTATCATGGGATACCACAGCAGGTTTCTTCAGACAAAGGAGTCAGGAATGCTCGACACGATCTACATCGATGGGGAGAAATACCGGGTCTTCAGGATCCACGGCGTTGACCGTTACGGCTATCAGCAGGTGGATGTCGGTCAGGAAGGAGCGCCAGCGCAGGGGCACAACATCCCGGCCAGCTGGATCGCGGATCCCTGCGGGGCGGTGTTCACAAACGGGCACCGGTACAGCACCACCCCGCCTGTGATCGAGGATCACGACGACTCGCTCGGTGGCACGATGTCATGCTCTACCGATACCGCTGCAACAGACGACTAGCGTCGAAGGAGGGCCAGCACTGCGGCACCCGCCGCACGCTGCGCCACCCGGTCGAATGGTACAAGCGTCCGCCGAAGTGCAAATCTTGCGGGGCGGAGCTGACATACCGCGACCGGAGCAGGTCCCGGGAGATCGCCAGAGATACCTGCAGCTGCGACGGGCTGCACTTCCCGCACAGGCAGGGATCTCTCGGGTGCAGGCATTACAAGGGTCCGCGGGATCTGGAGATGGAACAGTTTAACCGAGAGCTGGGGGCTACCCCGGTGATCAACAGCAACCGGGGCAAGGTCCCGTTTTAATGAGGGGAATGACAATGCATGGTGGACGTACAATTCGTAAACTGAACACTGAACGTACCCGTAGCGAGCTGGTCGGCAAACTGGCGTGGGTCCAGTTGATCTCCGACAAGCACAAGGTGCAGGGCCGCATAGTCGATGTGGTGACTGGCAAGTCCGGCAATCTGGTCAGCCTCCGGGCGGCCCTGCCGAGCCAGCAGCGCCTCGTTGACGGCAACTATTATCGTGAGTGGGGTCTGGTATAGACCTCTTCATGGTCAGGGCCACGCCGCGCAGCAGCGGCAGCTTGGAGGGAGGATCAGACGGCGAGTGCCTCCCGGCCCGCAGAAACCCCGTCCCCCGGTGGCAAGGTCGTGCTCATGAGCACACCTCCACCTTGCGCGACCGGGACCTAATTCAACCCGTGGAGAGTGAGATATGAAAGTTATGCAGACTTACCCAAGAGACGCCATCAAGATCGGGCACGTATGTCCGGGAACCCTGATCCAGATGGCTCACAATGATGGCACCTCAGATGACGCCTTTTATCTGGTTACTGATCAAGGCCGGAACGGAAGCGTCGACTGGATCCACAGAGTAGTTGTCATTGATGTCGACAGTGGAGAACTCACAGAGATGAATGGCAGCAAACGTTGTATCAAGTTCCCCGATGCTGCAATTCAGGTAAGCTACCGTGGCTGATGTAATCGTAACCGGCCGACGGGAATTCACCGTCAAGACCCGCTGGCGAAACTTCATTATATACGTGCGCGAGGTAAAGGGTGAGGGCAAAGAGAGGTCTTACACCCCATGGCGACCGGCAGACATAGGCGACCTGCCTGAGCTGATGAAACGTTTATCTGTAACGGAAAAAGAGTAATGGTGACTGCTGGTTGCGATTAAAGCTACGTATTGCTGACGTAGATACCCGAAAGGGCCAGCCAGCAGTTGCCGCCTGATGGAGAGAGATGATGGGGATATTACCTGATGATGTAGATTTTGATTCACCGTGGGATGGCGAACAGCGTGAGCGTATGCGATTAAAACAGCGCATCGCCGAGCTTGAGGCAGAACTGGCAAGATGGAAACAGAACGCAGAATTTTATAAGTCCTGTGCGTTATCGGGTCAAGTGCCGACACCGACTAATGGAGAGGGATGATGTAATGAAAATTGCACTTGGTACAGTTGATGTTAATGATGAACAGAGACTTGCTTACTCCTATTCGATGGGGCTAGATCACAAGGCTACACAAAAAGATATGCAACGATGGATTGTAGACAACGGATACCTTGCTCTAGACGATATAACCCATGAATATTGCATGGCTATGGATCAGTTGCAGTTACCGCCTAATGGAGAGGGATGATGGAATATAGGAAGCAGGATATAACAAGCCTTGGCGATTATTTCATGAGACACATGGAAGCGATGACAGCAGAAGACTTGTTTGATAAAGGCGAGATTGCTGCTGAACTTGCTTGCAGAGACAAGCAAATCGCCGAGCTTGAGGATCAATGTCGGCTATCTGGCAAAACGATTGAAATGCACTGCACAACAATACAGCAAATGAGTAGGCGCATCGCCAAGCTTGAGGCAGATCAAAAACTTACGGATGAACTGCTGGCTGCGCTGGAATACGCCAAACGATTCCTTAAACCGTTCAATGATGTAGATATGGAATACATCGAATTAGCCATAGCCAAGGCAAGGGGGGGTGATGGATAGGAACGTAGTCGATTGGATAATGAACCCAGATAAGCGCGGACTTATGGTTATTGAAATAGACGGTGTAAAACATGGCGTGCCAGCCGAAGTTGGGGCGCTATTGCAAGCCGTCAGTGAGGAAAGAGACGAATTGAAATCACGCGTCGCCGAGCTTGAGGTAGAGAATGAAATCCTACGTGCTGAATGTGGATTTCGTCAGATACAAGGGTATTGGGAAGGCATGGAACAGGCTGCGGAGATTGAATTTACACCAGTCTGTACTGATCCACATCATGATGATAGATGGTGCCCGCATTGCAGTTCAATGGAAGATGGGGTTGACCAATATCAGCAAGCCATCCGAGACCGGATTAAAAAATCAGAGCCAGTCGCCTGTGAAGATCCTGTCAAGCAGGATCCACAAAGCGATGGCGAAGATAACTATTGAGTGCCACGGATAGGCGCGTACAAGCTCCACCACAACGTTCTTCGCCTCATGTAGCACCGCACCAAGCCAGCCCCTGCCGTCGGCTCTGGGAGCGCCTCTCAGCGCATCCCAGAGATCACGTAGGTTCTGCCTAGTGGGCGTGCCCTGTTGGTCCCTTTGCCTTTCCATTGACGTATCCTCTCAGCATATGCGTCCCGAAGAAAAACACCACGACTCCGCTTGCCATCCATCCCAGCGGGGCGGAAAAGCTGGCCATCTTGAATAGGTATTCAGCCCAGCCCTGAAAGTTGGGGATGGGGAAAACGACAGCAGACGCGGCAAGCGTAAGGATCTCTGCTCGCATGATCCATATCGCGATAGAACGTCGAGTAATGGATCGCTCGGTGTTCTCGTCTTTTGTGGCAGCGACAAAAGCAGTAACAGACTTACCAAGCTCAGCCAGCTGAATAGCCTTTTCCTCTTCGGTAAATTGTTGTTCATCGATCCAGCTCCCGACTCCCCGGGCGACTTCCATGACCTTGTCAGCACCATCGGTGCGGCTCATACCGAGCAAGGCCTTGCCAGCCGCCACTAATCCGGTAAACATACCCATCACCGCAGCTCCTCTATCTGGTCTTCCAGTTCTCGCTGGTAAGCCTTCTCCCGGGGGGTCAGCTCACGCTCATCCTCGGTATTTTCCAGCTGTCGCAATTCACGTCGCAGCCCCCGGGCCTCGGACTGGCGCAGAAACTCGGTGAAAGCCTTCTGGTTCTGCTCATATTCAGCTGTATGTACGTGCCTGTCATCGAGGAAGACGTAGCCCCCGATGCCGGCACCGACGATGCCAAGCAGTGTTGATACCGTTGCAATGTTCACCACATATACCTCCGCCACATTTCACCAAAGTCTGGCATGTCCCACATCGCGCAAAGACCGCTGGTACTGCCGAGACTCATACAGAGACCCATCCACAAAGCTAATAAAATGTAGGTAACAAGAACAACTATAAGTATTCTAGCCAGAGTACTCATCGACAACACCACTCGCCATCATACGGGACAGTTCCTGTGCCCGGGCCCCGACCTGATCTGCCCACAGACTATCAAGCATCTCTTTCGATGCCTGCTCGAATCTGCCTTCCTCGATATAGTTAATTGTGTTGCGAAACTTTTTGAATCTGGAGTAGCCCATATTGAAAATCATGTTGACCACGACTTCCTGCCGGACATCATTGAGTGTGTCGAACCAGTGGAACTTGCGGGCGTCGTTAGCCGCTTCCTGAATATCGTTATGCAGCATCAGCCGGGCTTCGTCTTCCGAGAAGCCTTTGTCGGTTATGTTGCGGCCGTAGCCGGTCGTGAGCTTTCCGACAGAATCCTTGTACGGATAGTGCCGGCCGCCTTTGACAACACTACCCTCATGACGCCTAAGCGTTCTTGATAGGCGGGACATATTCATCGCGTGAAAAACCTCTTGAGAACTTCCCATTCATGGACAATCCAGATGGTGACAGCAAACAGAAAGCCGACTGTGTACTTGGCTCCCTTCGCCATGTAACGCATGCCCCTGAGTTCCTCGATGACATGATCTACTTTGCCCTCAATCCGGGTATGCGCTTCGGCGTTTGATTTCTCAAGCCGGGTAAGTCTTTCTGCGTTCTCATTGACCTTCGATTTAATATCTTCATCCACACCGACACCTCTTTGTTGCCCACTTTCTTGTGGCTGAAGACTTCATCCGTAAAGATTAACTATGCATGGGTTGAAATCCAAGTTCCCTGCGCTCTGGTTACACAACATAGTCTACCATCAGGCAGGGCTATGAGTGTGTTTGCGCAGTTATCATTGTTGTCAGTATCCAGAGGCACGGCATTATGAAGCTCCCCGGCCGAGACACTAAGGGTCTTGAGAGTGTTGGAAGCCGCTACATAAACTCGGGAATATTGTTCTGTCGCAATATAGATATTGCCATTATCCAGAGGCGCGACCTGCATGTTTTCTGTGTAAGTTTCCCCGGGCTCATCCGGCAGTAAAGGCCCGTTGGAGAACGTATCGGTTGCTATGTCGTAGATAAAAGTTCCCAGCTGCTTACTAGGTCCGCCTCGCTCTCCCCCACCAGTAAATATCCGGTTGCCGGATATGGGGACGGCAAACCCGCCATTGTACTTGTAATAGCCATCTACGCCATTGGCCGGGTTGGTAGCCAGCTGCGTCCAGACAGTACCATCCAGCCGCTGGGTCTGGCCGTGACGAGCCCCAGCACTGCTGCGGCCCCCGAAACCGTAGATATTGCCGTCCCCGCCAAGACACAGTGCCGGGAGATCGGTTCTGACGTCCGGGTAGTTAGCAATAACCCCGGTAGTCCACGTATTGGCTACCGGGTCGAACGTGCCTATGCGATTAAGCGCAGTCGGGCCCAGATTACCGTACATGATTATCTGGGTGCCGTCCGGCTTCTGAACGCCGCGGTATGCCTGATCGGGAGTGACAGGGATGGTGACATAAGGATCCACTCCCGTGCCGACCACCTGACCGTCGTGTTCGCGCCAGTCGTTAACCGTGTTATCCAGACTGGCAATGGCGCGGAGATGGGCTCCTCCCCCGGCTGCTGCAGC